TAGCTCAGTTGGTAGAGCAACTGACTCTTAATCAGTGGGTCCTGGGTTCGAGTCCCCGATGGTGCACCAAAAATAGCGCGGTAGAATGTGCAAAACATTTGCCGCGCTTTTTACTATATGTTGGGCTGACTACATTTTGACTACAAAGGCATAAAAAATAAGCGGCGGGCTACCCCTATTTTCAGGAGACGGCCCGCCGCTTTTGTTATGGATTATTTAACTTGCCAGTCAGTTGCCTTTGCCGATCTGCTTAATAACCTGATCCGCACCGGTAGCCGCAAGGCCGGAAACAATGCCCACGGCAAGCGCGGTCAGCGGATCAGTGGCGGGAAAGTCCGGCACGTTGATGTACATGGCGGCCACCCCCAGCAGGCCGCCAAGGGCACCACAGATGGACGGCAGCCACTTATTTGCCAGTGGGGTTTGCTTGATGGCGGTGGCAGCAAGGTAGCAGATAACGGTGATGCAAGCGACGCTTGCAATACCAAAAGATGCAAAATCCATGATAGTTTCCTCCTATGTCTCTGTGTGTGATTTTCAAGCAGTTTTGTTTTCCAGGTCCGCGATCCGGTGGTTTGCCACACGCAGCTGCTCTTCCAGCACCGGCACCCGCTGGGCAAAGTTATTGTGAGCGCGGACTTCGCGGGTCAGCTCCTCCAAGCGGGCATCCGTGACCGCCTGGGCCGTTATCATCCGCTGTTCGGTACGGCGGGCAGCCATCATGTTGGTGATAACCACCCCCAGCAGGCTCAGCCCGCCGGTGATCAGGGCAACGATGATAGCATCCATGCTCATACCTCCACGATAGGGATGCCGTACTGGGTAGCGGCATCATGCTCAATACGGCACCCGCGATAGTCCTGCCAGCCAGGGGCGAACACCGCAAAATCAGCGGTGCCCAGCAGCTTGAGGCTTTCGCCCAGATACCACAGCGGCGTTGCGTCAGTCGGGGCGCTCTCGAAAAAGGATTTGATGACCTCGATTTCCTCATGGGTTTTCATATACACGTCGGCCATCAGCGCCTTGCGCTCTTTGAGGATTTCCTCGTCGGTCTTGCCGCGCATCGGCTGGGAGATAAACAATTTTTTCATAACATTACTCCACATACCCAGCTTTGTACAGCCCTGCATCAATCAGCTGCAGCTCTGCGCACTTGCGCATGATGTACCAGGCGTCGCCGCTGGATACCGGTCCAACGTCCAGCATCCACTGGTTGCCAGCTGCACAGGTTTCGCGGTACAGGCCGGCGGAGATAAGCCCCAGCCCCTCGCACAGGGCGCGAATGGTTGCGCGGTCGCCGCTGGAGATACGGCCAATGGTAATCCGCTGCTTGTCCAACTTGTTGGGGGTGGTATCCTCCGGTGTGGGCGCGGTGTGGCCCTGCAGGCCCGCCTGGATCATCAGCTGCTCATAGTCCTTGTAGACCCGGTTGCAGTCCAGGCTGGTGCCGTAGCCGGGGATGCCCAGGGCGTTGCGGCTGGAATACTGCCAGATGCCATACGGCAGCGGGCAGGTGCAGGCATTGCCGTACTGGGCAACCCAGATATCATATTTGGAGAGTACCTCGTAGTCCAGCCGGTTGCGGATAAAATCGCAGCTGGCATACAGGATGCCGTAATACCCTGCGGCCTCAATCTCCGACAAAAAGGCCTGTACAAGTGCCGTGCGCTGCGCGTTGGTCAGGCGCAGGATGCACGGCTCATACTCAATGTCATACGCCACCGGCAGGCACAGGTGCTTGCCCTTAATCGCGGCCAGGCAACAGCGGGCCTCCTGGCGTGCCTCCGCGGGGGTACTGGCGTAGCTGTACCAGTACACGCCATACTGGATGCCCAGGCGGGCACACTCCGCTGCGTTGCGCTCAAACTGCGGGTCAACCTGACTGCTGTAACGGCCATACCCGGCGCGCAGCATGGCGTGGCGGATGCCCTTGCTGTAGGCTGCCTGCCAATCAAATTTGTTTTGGTGTTTCGATACGTCGATTGCATAATACATGCGCTTCACTTCCTCTGTGTGTTGTATGCTGCTGTAACTGCCCAGCTTGACCGCACTGCTGGCCGTGCTGAAATCAGCATCCAGCCAGTTCAGCGGGTTGGTACGCTGGCCTTTCCAGCGCACTTCAAAATGCAGGTGTGCGCCGTAACAGTTGCCGGTATCGCCGCTGTAGCCGATCAGCTGGCCTTCCTGCACTTGCTGGCCCTGAGTTACGCAGAGCTTGCTCAGGTGGGCGTACAGCGTTTCGAGGGTGCCGTACTTGTAGGTCGTGTGGCGCAGCTTGATCATGTTGCCGTAGCTGTTGATATCGCCCTGGGTGCGCTTGCCGTTCCAGTAGTAGGCGGTTGTCACGGTGCCTGCTTCCGCTGCGTACACAGGGGTGCCCACCGCTGCGCGGAAATCCAGCGCCCGGTGCAGGCTGCCGTCATTGTAGAGCCAGCCTGCGGTGATAATGTGCTGGGCCAGGGGCCAGCGGAGCAGGACGTCTTCGTTTGAAAGTCTCATGATTTGTTGTCCTTATTTTGTCCTCTTCCACATATAAACCGCCAGATAGGGCGGCATGTTGTTGTGAGCTTTCCCGGAACCGCCGGAGGCGACTGTTACGGTTTTGGATTCCCAGTTTGGAATACCCCAGCCTCCTGATTGCGTTTGAACATACGCATCCGCAGAGCTTCCGGTTTTGGAGCGTATTACGTTGCTTCCGTTGGTTACAGACAACGAATAATTCGGTAGCTCGCTTTGTGTAAGCGTATGGGCGGATTCACCCCCAGTAGCACCTGCGGGAAAACTACCAGAAGCACCAAGCAAAAAGCGTTCAGAAATTCTTTCCCAGGTACCGCCAAATAAAGACTCTGGGCTTGTATTGCTTACGGTTATGTAAATGCTGCCAATCGGCCAGGCTGCAAGTTTTGCTTCCGCGATGGCCGCCTTCACCGCCGCCGGCGTTGCCGCAACACCACCATTGGTCGAACTTGTTGAACTGGTCGAATCACTCAATTTCACACCACCCAAAGTCCAAGCACTCGCGGTTGGCAGTGTGTACTTGGTATCAGTCATAGGTGGCGTATAACCCAGTGCATTTGTCACGTTAGTCTTACTAATGCTGATCGTGCCGCTGTTCACTGTAATATTGCTGCCAATCTTTACGCCACCCAGGGTTGAACTGGTAGCGGCAGGCAGCGTATGGGTACCGGAGGAGGCCGGTGTCATATAGATCTGGTTGCTGTTCAGCGTTCCTTCACTCTTAGCATTATCATACTGGGCTTGCGTCAGGTAGTTGATCACCAGGCTGTCCAGCTTTGTATCAGTTGCCATAATCATATACCTCTTGTTACAATCGCGCTGATCGCCGTCAGTCCACTCGGCAGGCCGGAGAGCTTACCGTTGCTGATGCTTAGGCTCAGGTTGGTGCTGCTTGGGCCGCCGTATATGGCGCTCTTGTGGTACTTGTCGCCCTCAAACGCGACCAGGCTCGTAGTCTGCCCGCCCCAGCCGCCGGAACTGGTTATGGTGCCATAGCCCCAAATCTTAATGGTTCCGCTGGCGGTCTTAAAATTCACACTGGGGTTGGTGTCCGTGACGGCATAAGCCTCCACATTGTTATTGCCACTGCCGCCGGAACTCCCGCCGGCGGCATAAGTTCCTGTCACACCAAAAATGTTCACACCGCTCTTAATGTTCCCGGCCACCAGGTTTGCATCGCCCTTGATTGTCTGTGTCCCGCTCAGGTATTGCCCAGATGCAATGCTCTGGTCGGTTGTCTTCGGGATGTAAGTTGCTGCGTTTTTTTTGGTCACATCACTGCCAATATAAGTGCTCGATATCGCATTCACGGTCACTTTGCTCAGTCCGTCATATCCGCTGTCCGGGCTTACCGTCTGGGTGCTCTCGCTGGGCGTAACCGTTTTGGCCTGCAAGTTTGGCGTGTTTCCGCCACTGCTGCTCCCGGCATAACTGCCTGTCACATTAAAAATCTTTACACCGCTCTTAATATTGGCCGCAGTCAAATTGCTATCACCCTTAATCGTCTGGGTTCCATTCAAATACTGGCCGGATGCAATGCTCTGGTCACTCGTTCCCGGCGTATAAGTCGCAGCACTTTTTTTCGTCACGCCGCTTCCCACATAAGTTTTTGATACTGCATTCACTGTAACCTGGCTCAAACCATCATAGCCATTGTCGGCCTTAACCGTCTGTGCGCGCTCACTGGGGCTTACGGTCTTGCTCTGCAAACTCGCCCCACTTGCACCACCCGTCACAAAGCCGCCCTGCATGTCAACGGCATTGCTGCCTAAATACACACCCATGCAACTGTCACCACCTTCTGAGCGTAACGTTTGTCGCGCCAACGCTGGCTGCCGTTATGTCAATGGTTTTTGCGCTGCTGCCGTCCCATGCGCCCTGACTGGTTCCGTTCAGTTTGATGGTCAGGCTGTTATTTAGTTTTTCGGCGCTCGTTGCGGAGCCGCCTGCGTTGCTGGAACCGGCATAGTTTGTGGTTCCGGTGACTTTGGCCCCTGTGGCACTGTGGGCAATTACCCCTTTCGGCAGGTCGGCAGCCCGCACCGTATCGCCGGTCAGGTCGAGGACAACTTCATCATTGATAACAACCTTGTTTACGGCCATGCTCAGCCTCCGATCGTCAACGTCTGGCCGCCAGCCGCATTATCAACGTATGTGGCCGGGATCGCCTGCACAGTAACTTGAGACAGGCAGTTATACGCTTTGTCGGGCAGCACAACCTGCTGCTCAAAGGTCGGCGTAACGCTCTTGGCCTGCGGCTTCATACCTTCGCTGCCGCTCATAGAGCCTTTCACGCCCAGGACCGTAACGCCCTCGCGGATATTTGCGGGCACCAGCTTGGCCTGTTCGGTCGCTGCGATAGTCACTCCGCCCGCGCCATCGTGAAAGCCCATGGGGATGGTGTATTTACCAGAAACGGTGCTGATTTCACCGTTGACTTCGCCGTTGTTGGGCATCGTGCCGGTCATTTTAGCGCCACGCGCGTAGAATGTTTTCCCGTTCAAAACCTCCGCCACAGCTGCGGTGGCATCGCTGGTATCCGCGTCTTTCGTGCTGGTACCGGTAATAGGGGCGCCGGACTTGTCGTGCGCCGTGATACCTTTGGCCAGCTTGTCCGGGGTTACAGTGTCTGCGGTAAGGTCTAGCTTAGTCTCCTTGCCAATAACCACCTTGTTCACATATTTATTGGGCATTGTAGTACTCCTCTCCTATAATCAGTGTGTAGCCACTGGAATCGTTGGCTACCTCGTACTGAGGTATCTTCTTGATTGTTAGGTCCTGCTGCATTAGTCGCTTTGCGGTGGGCAAAACCTGCGCCGAGAACAACGGCGTGATGTCATACGGCCCGCTGTACTCCGGCGCACCCACCACTGTGGTGCCGGTCACGTCCACCCGCACGGATGCCGCCCCGGCAATGCGCACTGATACGGCGCTCTGTTGGGCCACTCGCACCTGGATCATGCACCATCAACCTCCTGGAATAAGGTCGGGCTCATTTTGAGCGTCAAAATCTCCGTCTGCGGCTGGTCAGTGCTGTCCCGCAACGTGATGCGGGTGTCCATGTACAATGCTTCGCCGCCCAGGAATTTGTACGTTTCTTCCCGCGTCCAGGGGATAAGGATGATGTTCTGTCCTTCCTGCCGGGTGCAGTCATCCGGCCAGACGTTGGATTTAATGGCCGGGAAGCCATTATAATTTTTTTGTTTAAATACAAATTCTATCCGGCTCACATCGTCCAAATCCATCCCGATTTCCACGGGCAGCGCAAATTGCGTTCCCTGTTTCATTCGTTTTTCTCCTGGTTCGGCTGGTTCTCCGCTGCCATTTCCTCTGCAGCCATATTTTCACGTACAGCAGACAGTACGTTCTCTAAAATCAGCTCAGATACCGCATACGGGATCTTGGCATCATTCAGGGCAGCAATAATCCTGCGTTTGCAATCTTTAATGCGTTTGGTATCGGTCATGGTCTGCACCCCCTTATGTGTCACAGCCGCGCGTTCACGGCGGCTTTCAGCGTAGCAATGGCGGCCAACAGATCCTCATCCAGAGCCACGAAAGAGGCCCTGTTGTTCTGGCTGGTGATGTTGCCGTTGTCGTCCAGTTCCATGTATGTGTAGCTCACGCGTTCGCCTTCGGCGGTCGTAACGACCGCCACGCCAGATAATTTCTTCATGTTAATCTCTCCGATTCATCCAAAAGAATGTCTGCGGTTTCGTCCGCTCCGGTATCTATTTCCAACAATTCGGTTGCGACATCGGTGCCGGCCTCCTGCGCACGGGCGGCAGTGCTGGCGGCCAGCTCAATGCCTGCCGGATCACCGGCAGGGTAGCTGCTGTCACTGCGGTCGGCATAGCTGCCCTCATAGCCGCGCTGGGCGGCCATGCAGAGCCAGGCAAAGCACTGCCCTGGTGCGCCGTGTATAATGGCATACTGGCCGCAGTTTTCGGCCCACAGGTGGCCGGTTCCATCGCAATCCGTCAGCAGCCAGGCGGGCTGCCCGTGCTGGGCGATGGTCTCCGCATAGCGCGGGTCAAGGGCAATCAGGCACCAGCCTTCGGGGCCGCACTGGCCCTTGCCCCAGTCCGCAAAGGTTGGCAGCGGCGTTTCAAACGCGGCCATTTTCAGTGCGCCGAAGCTGGTAGGCACAACGCGGGATTTGCTGCCCCAAACGTCCAGATTGTGTACATTCAGCTTGCCGGAGACACCCACCCGGGTCGTGTTAAAATCGGCGTCGCTGTCATCGCTGCGGTTGTAGGTGATCTGCATGCCGACATATGATGTCGGGTTAAGGCCGTCAACCCAGCCGTACTTGGCGTACTTGCTGCACGCCCCAATGTAGGAACTGCCAGCCTCAGAGTACAGCACGCCGGTCAGGCCGATGCTGCCGGTGTTGATGGTTGCATACCAGGCAATGTGCCGGTTGTCCAGAAACACGCGCTCACCGGCCTCGGTGCCCATGCGGATCCAGGCGTTATCCAGGTCGTACACGGTGGTGTAGTTGAGGTTATGCAGCTGCCCGGTGGTAATGTTGCCGCCGTTGATAATGGTCTTATCCTGGTTCCAGGTACTCAAATCCGAAAATGTCACCACGCCGGATAGGTTGATCTGTGCGCTGGTGATCTCTGTTCCGCCTGCCGTCAGCTTGATGGTGCTGCTGGTTCCGCTTGTGCTGGCCGTCAGCTTAATTTCGCCCACCGTCTGCTTGATCTCGGTTTTGGTTTCGTTGGCGGTCAGATAGTCGCCGGTGCTGGCCGTCCAGGCAGTGGGGGCGTTGCCCATCTGCACCATGGGGTGCATGATGGTCAGATCGTTGGTAACGGTGGCGTTATCGTCCGCGGTACTTATAAACAGACCGTCTGCATAGCCGTCCGCGGTCGCCGTAAAGGCCGCCCAGCGCAGCTTCCAGCCGTTATCCAGTGCAATGTCCTGCTTCGCATTTTTGAATGCATTGCCGTAATAACTTTTTGCGCCGCTGCTGTTCTTGGTCTCGAACTGCAAAAACAGGCTGTCCGTGCCAGAGTTGAGCTTGTACAGTACGCTGGCGCAGTAGGTCATGCCCTTGGCAATCACCAGCGTTTTGTCCGCACCGAAGTGAAACCGGGTGTTCTGGGCTTTATTGGTCACGCGAACAGATTCACCCGTAATGGTGTATCTGCCTTTTTTGTTCAGGTCATTGCCGCCTGCATCCAGGGTCGCATTGTTCCAGTCGTCGGTGCCCGCAATAATATTGTTGCCGCCGGTGATCCGCTGCGTTACCGTCTGGGTAATGCTGTCGGCTTTCTGGTCAATCGCGGATACTGATTCTTTAACGGTTTTGAATTCCCGCTTTGTGCTGTCCAAATCGTTGGAAATGGTCGTGGTGGTTTCTTCCAGGCTGCTGACTTTGGTGTTGATGCTATCCGCCTTTTGGCTGATGCTGGAAACATCCTCTTTCAGGCTGTTCACCGTTGCGGTGGTGGCGTAGTCCTGCAATTTACTGTCAACGGCATCATTGGCGGCGCTGATAGCGGTGTCCTTCACGTTGGCCGTTACCGTTTCAGTCACTGACTTGGTGACTTCGGTTTTGATCTCGTCAGCGGTCTGGGAAAACAGGCTTTTTGCGCTTTCCTGGGTCAGATAGTCACCGGAGCTGGCGTTCCACGCGGTCGGCGCGTTGCCGTATTGCAGCATGGGGTGAAGCAGCTCAAACTTATTGGTGCAGTTGCCATTGCTGTCGAAATCGGCTTTTTTCAAAACACCGTTTTGGCCGGGGGTCCATGTACCATACCGCAGCACCCAGCCGTCTGTCTGCTTAATTTCGAGCTGGTCAGCGGTTTTTATGTAGGCAATGTAATATTTGCCATTATCGCCCGTAAACGTAATGCCCAGCCGCAGCGCATCGGTGCCGGAAATGAGTTTGTACATAACGGACAGGCATAATGTGACGCCTTTTATAATGCGAGCGCCCGCGGTGTTGAACATAAAATACCCGTTGGTGTTCGCATTGGTTATTGTTGCGCTGCCATCATCGCCATACACAACGCTGCTGCCAGGGCCGCCAGAGAGGGCGTTCTTGAAGCTCTCACTGCCCAGGATCAGGTTGCCGCCGCCGGTGATTTTGGTGTCTTTTTTCACCTCAGAGGA